GCAGAGCCAATTCTCAAACCTCCAGTGTTCATGTGGTAATACGCAACCCCTCCTAGCGAGACTGTCACGGTGTTCGTCAAGCCTTGCCAGAATCCCGTTCCAGAAGACACAAGGGCGATTCCAGGAGCCGAACTCGTCCCCGCTCCAAACAGCCCCGTCATGCTGGGCGTGTTCCCCGCCGTCAATGTAAGTAAGTTAGTGTAAGCAGTTCCATCAACATCATAAGCAGCTAATGAAATAGTATCAGCAGCAGTTGTTCCAGTTCTAATTACCGATGCACCTGTACCTCCAGTAATTGGAAATGTAACACCACCTCCACCAACAGCCCACTTAACTCCACCTGTAACAGTAGAATCAGCAGTCAAAACATAATCATTTGTTCCAACTGCAACAACACCAACTGTTCCAGCAGCTGTTCCTACGATTAATCCGCCCTTTGCAATAGCAGATAAATCAGCTCCAGTTCCACCTTTAGCTAATGTAATAGCCGTTCCGCTCCATACACCCGTTGCAATAGTTCCAACAGCTGTAAGAGAAGAAGTTACAACATTAGCTGCTAAAGTATTTCCAGTCAATGATCCAGCAGCCGCAGCAGTTGAAGCTCCAATTGCAGTTCCGTTCCAAGTTAAAGTTCCCCCATCATTATATAACTTATAAGTCGTAACTGACGGAGCACCATCAGCAATTGCAATTCCTGTTGCAGCGGGAATAGATGTTCCACTTCCACCAAATCCACTAACTAATGTAAAATCTACAATAGCCATGTTATTCTCCTATTGCCCGCTTACTGTAATAAAATTGTAGCAGCAAGATTTGTGCATCCTGTATCACTTGTATGATACACACGAACAAATCTAGCTACAATAGGAGTAACAATACGATACCATCCAGCAGTTGAAGTAGCTGTGTCAACAGAGCTCCAGTTAGTGTTATCCATAGAAATTTGTAGGCTTGTACTAATAGCAGAAACTGTACCAGTAAGAATTCCCTGCCATGCAATAGTATGGCCTAATGGACCTTCTGGCTTAGGTAAGCCAAATGCAGTTCCAATTAAAGGATTAGCAGCGTCACTATTAATTGACGTTTCCACTACTCCCCGAGTCAATGTTGTCATTATCCTGCTCCTTCTCTGAATTATCCTGACCCAAATCTGACTCGCCCTGATCATTACTAGGAACAGGCATAGACCTTAGATGCATCTGTAAGTGCTGAACAATCATCATATAACCCTGTGGATTATTAACCTTAGCGTCCTGACCAGCATCAGAATTAAGCCAAGCCTTACAAATCTCAATATGAACTAAAGAGTTATCAACAAGTGGCTCTACCTCAGCAGGTAAGCCATTAAGTAATGAATTAATTTCATTCAGCTGCTTGCTTCTATCTTCATCACCAGGAATATAAATCTCTGGGAAACCTAAGATGTTAGCAACTAACGTAGCATTCTCTGGATGGTAGATAACAGAGTTCAGATACTCATTATTCAACTGTAGAACCTGAACAAGCAGATCCTTCTTCTGAGCTGTAGAGATTGGGAACTGGTCGCTAACATCCGGCTCAATCTGCCCAATCTCACCAGCCTCAATTTCCTCTTTCCTAATCCAAACATTCATGAAAGAGTTGCCCTTAGAGACAACAAACTTCTCATCCTCTTTCATGCTCTTTGCGAATTCAACAACTACCTTAGACATTAACTCTGCCCACCAAATAGTTAATGTCTTCCAATGAATCTGCAATCTCTGTAATGCTTGGGCGCGTCTCGTCTCATATTCTTTAGCAGTCTGAGAACCGCCAACATCACCACCATAAATAGTCGGTGAAGCTCCAGTCAAGAACTGTCCATCACCATCTAATCGCTGTGTAAATGTATCTAGCTCTTTAGATAACGTAGCAGTCTTCAACTGATGGAATGAGTCAGCAATACTTTGACCCATCTGCTTATGAACCGGAATAACCATGCCCGGTTTAGCAGACACTTCATTGTACTTCATTCCAGCTAACAGTTTAGTGTCAACAAATGTCTCTGGAATGCCATGCTTAACTGTCTCAATACCTAAAGCATACAAGTCATTACGTGTCTCTTGAATAGAAACTAATGTTTCGCCAATTGGATCAGCGTGAACATTACGAGATAATGGAGATTTAGAGAATGTCCAGCGGTTATCAAGAAGCTCATTATGAACTTCAAAAACTTCATCATTAATAACAACTATATAGCAACCTTCTGGATATAACCGAGTAAGTTCCTGAATCTCATCCCGCTTCTGGTCGCCTAACCTCCAAAACATCCAAGGTCTAATCCAACATTGCTTAAGTGTTACTTCACCAGATCCACCTGTAGCAATAGAACCAGCAAGCTCACGATACCATGAATCATCTGTGCTTTCTTCCCGAATCTTATCTGCCACTTCCATATACTGAGAACGAACTTTAGCAATGTCCTGCTCAGTATATAGAATCAATACTCCTGTATCTTTAACGTCTCTAACATTATGCTGAATCAATACGTTAAGTGGACCATAAACATCGATTACCTGTCGAGACTTTGGAATACGCTCAACTACAGGTTCCTCAATAATTTCTTCCCGTTCATCAATAACTGGCTCTGTAACTTCCACTCCACAAGTATCACAGAATCCAGTCTCAGGAGGTAAGTCCTGCCCGCATGTAGGACATGTAGGAATCTGTGTTTTAACTGGAACTTGCTTTACAGACTTCTTTTCAAAGATGCCGAACTTTTCATCCTCAACTGGATAATGATAAGCAGCAACAAATGACTGATTCCATAGAGTAAATAAAGCCTGAGTGTAAAGAATCTGTGCCTTGTTGTGTTTCTGAACTAACTCTGAAATTCTAGAGTAACCACGAGCAGCGATAATATCTCCTGGCTGATCTGCATCAGCAGGAAAGAACTTAACCGATGGGATAGACTGAGATAGCGCAGCGATTACAGACTCACCATGAGCTTTATAAACATTGATGACTGGCTGAGTACCACCAAACTCCTCATAAAGCTCTGGGTCAGTATATAATAAGCCGTCAACATTTACCCAATCTTTAGATGTAGCAGACCAGAAGATTCTCTGAATACCATGCCAAAAGTTATCTAACTTCTTAAGTAGCTGTAAATGAACAGAACGATGCGAACTTTCCTCAATCTCTACCTTATCAATAATATCTTTTAATAAGCCAAAGATTTCCCTTTGACTTAATGTCGCCGTCTGCTCCTGTGTTTCTAATTTAGGCTCTAATCCCTGCTCTTGCTCTTGACTTAAAGAGACATCCTGATTAACTAATTCAGCAGGATCGCCAAACTCATCAATAGCCATTATGATTCCTCTAACTTATTCAATTCCCGAAGTCGCTTCATGTCCCTAGCTTCAAGAATTGCCCGCGTCTCACTCCAAGTAGTATGGCTCTTTCGGGGCTCTTTCATATTATCTTCAGCATCCATTAAAGTATTAGATAAATTTTCCCTAGGAGGAAATCCGATAAAGATACCTAACTTTAACTCTAAAGATTTAATACGCTCCTCAGCACGATCTAGCTGAGTTTGTAGAATAGCAATAGTATTAAGATGCGCGGTGCAAGTTTTGCACATTCTTCCTCCGATGATAGAGTCTAATAGGAACAACTTTATTCTGAGAATCAAAGATCTCCATCTGGCGATGAAATGCTGTCTGATCTCCCGTCGTCTCAAACGATGAGATAATCTTGCCCAATTTAGCTCTCGTGATAGCTTCCTCAGATAAGCCAGAATTGTAAAATTCCACCGCTTTAAGACCGTATCTGAATCCATCATAGGCGTCATCTCCATCAAAAGCTTGAACATCGTTTACTTTTTCTTCATCGTTAGCCATAGCCTTAATAGTGGTAATTACTCCTTGACAAGTGTTGAATATCTGTAATTTAGGGAGATTAGTTTCCGGCGGTTCAGGAACAAATAGATTGCGATAACCCTCAAAACTTTCCACGCCTCTAGTCTTGAGAATATGGTTCGCCAAATCGGATCTATATCCTTCCGCCGGAACTTGCTTAGGTGGCTTTTGCTTCCACCTAAAATATTCATGAATTAACATGCGTCCACTAACTCTGTCTCTGTCAGCAGCTTGAGGTGTCATACCAGAAGCCTCAGAAAACTGCTGAGCAATATTCTTCGGATCACCTCTATCCTGCCAAGCTGATGGATCTAAAGCAACATGAACTATAGTTCTACCATGAGATAATCTAGCAATCTCTGCTCCCCACTCAGCAATCTTCTTGAATCGCTCCATGTATTCCTGGCAAAGATAAATCCTACCTTCAGGAGAGATAGCAAACCATCCTGCCCAGGTGTTAGCAGCATATCCCCAATCTATTCCTACAACAGTAGGCCACCAGCTAGGAATAGGAAAAGGATCAATAACATGAATAGCATTATCCGGTTCATCCGGGTATTTAATATCTCGGAATTCATCGAATGCTTGCCCAGCAAAGGCATCCCAATCTCCATCAATCTTTGCTTTCTGCTCTGCTAAGGGTAAGTTGCGTAACCGATTAATATAATCCGGGTCAGACTCCATTAAATATTTATTATCGGTTAACTTAGCAGGGATGAAGATACGTTTAGATTTAGTAACCGTATCAAGAATAATTTTTCTACCGTTAGGCGAGGGTTTTACAAATCGCTCTTTAACCCATGAATGGCCTATATTTCCCGGATTAGTAGCAGACCTTACGATTGTAGGTAATGACGGGTCAGCTGATCGGACACGGGATAGCAGGAATAGGTAGGCAAACTTCTCGAAAGCTGTAAGTTCATCGAAAGCAACGTATTGATATTCTGACGTGTCATGTTGCCTTGCGTCATCAACATGTTGCAAATGGCTCAGTCTAAGACGAGCACCGGAAGGGAATGTCCAGAGATGATGCTGTGTATTATAGACAGCGCCGAATGGCCTATATATCTCGGCTGACCGGGGAATTAAGGATTCTTCTAACTGCTTAAACGTCCGGCGAAATATGATGCCATGAAATCGAGGATTCTCAAAGAATCTATAAACTATCGGAGCAAAAAGAAGTACCTCTGATTTACCGCCTCCAGCTGCTCCTCCGAACATAGCTTCAAAGATAGAGAATGGCAACTTCAGGAA